AGGAAGCCATCATCAGCTACCTGAAAGAGCACTGGAATGCAGAGACTGTGGATGGTATGGAAGCAGATGATATGCTGGGTATCTGTCAGGATTGGGACACAGTTATCTGTACTACGGATAAGGATCTCAATATGATACCCGGTATGCACTACAACTGGAGGAACAAAGAGTTATATAATGTGTCAGATCAAGACGCACAGTATGCTTTCTACTACCAGTTACTGATAGGGGATACAACGGATAACATACCGGGTGTACCAAGGGTAGGGCCAAAGACAGCAGAGAAGTTACTTAATCACTTGACTACTGAGGAGGATATGTACATAGCTGCACTATGTGCCTATGAGGGTGCATATGAAAAACCATTTGAAGCTCTCTTTGAGAATGCAAGATTGCTTTGGATACTACGTGATGATGCAGATGAATGGAGTCCACCACTATGAGTAATGTTCTTAGGCACAAACATGAATAAGTATCGGAGTAAACTTGAGGAGAGGGTAGCTGCTGCGCTAGGTGAGGAGTGGGACTATGAAAAAGTTAGAGTATCGTATTCCGTGGAGCGAAAGTACACTGTCGACTTTAGCAATGGCAATGTCTACATTGAAGTCAAAGGATACTTCAGAGCAGGCGATACTCAGAAATATCGAGCAGTGCATAGAAACTTATGTGACAACAAGAAACGATTTATCATGCTTCTCCAATATCCAGACAAGCCAGTTAGGACAGGAGCTAAGCTCACTATGTCGCAATGGTGTGATAAGTTCGGAATCACTTGGTATGCTGTACATGAAGTTAAAACATTACTTCAAGAACAGAAGGGTGAAGATTGATACCCTTAGAGATACAGCATCTTTAAGTACATATGTTTATGTAACTGTACATTATGGACATGACGATAGTAGAAGTATGTTCAAGAAGTGTGGTGATGAGTTTATAGTAGATGATCCTCTGATATTACTTAAAGGGCTTTCAACACATGATCCTGTACGTGAAGTAGATATGGTATTCATAAAGGAGATACTAGATGAAGCTCTTACACTTGGACATAGAGACAGCACCTAACACAGCTCATGTGTGGGGCTTGTTTAAGCAGACTGTATCTATTTCACAACTAATGGAGAGTAGTTACACACTGTGTTGGGCAGCTAAGTGGCATGGTGTGAACAAGGTAATGTTCCGTACTGTTAATCATGCAGATATGCTTGATGAGTTGTGGGACTTGCTTGATGAAGCTGATGTAGTTGTACACTACAACGGAAAGAAGTTTGATATACCAACAATCAACAAGGAGTTTGCACTATTTGGCTATGGGCCACCATCACCATACAAGCAAGTAGACTTACTGTTGATTGCACGTAACAAGTTCAAGTTCCCAAGTAACAAGCTGGACTACGTTGCTCAGGCATTTGGTCTTGGTAAGAAACACCCACACATAGGGCATGAGTTGTGGGTACAGTGTATGAATGATGATGTTAAAGCATGGGCAATGATGGAGAAGTACAATAAACAAGATGTTAAACTACTTGAGAAGTTATATAACAAGATGCTACCTTGGATGGATCATCATCCAGTACGATCACTGTATGATGGTGACGGTACTCCCACTTGCACTAACTGTGGTAGTTCTCACATAATCAAGAAGGGTGTAGCTACTACACGTACACAGAGATACCAGAGGTACAAGTGTACCAAGTGTGGTACACCACTACGCGGTAGATTTGCTCTTAAGCACGAACATCCAGAGAACATACTTATACAGGAGAGTACCAATGGATAGTGGCATGGAAGAACGTATTGATGATAGGCTTGACGAGATCTATGTAGAACTGTTATCATCTCTTCAATCAATCGAGGAAGATGAACCAGATGAGGAAGATGATGCAGTCTATATTGACATTATAAACTGGAAGATGCTATGCGGTGCTTACGTATATCTATACCAAGAGTATGTATCAACACGACAGAAGGTGACACACTAATGGCTACGAAGAAACAACTAGTTTCAACTATGGTAGATAAAGTCACACTCTCAGGTGCATATGCTGGAGATGACACAGTCCTTGAATGGGATTATGATGTAGATGGTATCTGGATTAAAGAGAGTGAATTGTGTTTCTCAACTGAAGAGGAACTTGATGATTTCACAGAGATACTTCGTGATATGATAAGGAGTCACCATGAAAAGTAGAATTGATGTGATTGGACAGAACGGTAATCTTGGAGATCATTATGCTGATGCGCAAACCTTCAAAGCACATGATGACTTTGGCATACCTGAGCATTTGCGTAGCCTACGTATCAGAGATGATGAACCCAATGATACTGGAGATGTCAGCACTAGCTCTTTAGATAAGCTGGTTGATGACCATTGGAAGTACATTGAGAGTGTGCTGATAGCACATGGTGTAACAGTATCAGACAGATTGATTGCCAAGTTTCATTACAAGACTGCATTTGTGCATGGGTATAAACATGCACTGGAGGATGTTGCAAGTGAGTGAATATCTACCTACAGATTACCAGAAGTATATTCATGTATCGAGGTATGCTCGATGGTTAGATGATGAAGGTAGGAGGGAGACATGGGATGAGACGGTGCAGCGATATGTGCAGTTCTTTGCTAACAGGTATCCTAGTACTGACGTACTGGATACTCTTAGTGAGTGTGCTACTGCTATAAAGAACCTTGATGTAATGCCATCAATGCGCTGCTTGATGACAGCAGGGCCAGCATTGGATCGTGATAATGTAGCTGGTTACAACTGTAGCTATGCAGCAGTAGAGGGTAGTGGTAAAGAACTGTTTGTAATGACAGATGAAATGCGTGACGCTGGGTTTGATTCACCAATCAAGATCACTGCCAGTGACCCACTCGCATTCGATGAGTGTATGTACATCCTGTTGTGTGGCACAGGTGTGGGGTTTAGTGTTGAACGACAGTACATCAGTACACTCCCTGTTGTTGGACATGCACTACCACGTAAAATGTACTTAAGAACAGATGATAACTTTCCCGGTGTAGCTAAAGAGGAATTGTCAACGTATGACCGCAAGACAAAGACGATCAATGTGGCCGATTCTAAGTACGGTTGGGCTTCCGCAGTGCGCATCCTCATTGTCGAGTTGTACAATGGGAACTTTGAATTGCAATGGAACACGAGTAAAGTGCGTCCCGCTGGATCAAGGCTCAAGCTATTCGGTGGTCGAGCAAGTGGGCCGGAACCGTTGGAGAAGCTATTTAGTTTCACGGTAGAGGTATTCAAACATGCAAATGGAAGGAAACTTACTAGTCTTGAATGTCACGACTTGGTATGTAAGATCGCTGATAGTGTCGTTGTGGGTGGTGTTAGGCGCAGTGCTCTTATTAGTTTATCTAACCTTACAGACGCACGTATGCGATCAGCCAAATCAGGTGAATGGTGGAGCGAGAATGAACAGCGACAGCTTGCAAACAATTCCGTCAGCTATACCGAGAAACCAGACATCGGTATTTTTCTAAAAGAGTGGGTATCATTATATGAAAGTAAATCTGGAGAACGAGGTATCTTCTCTCGGGAAGCTGCTAAACTCATTGCCGCCAGAAATGGCAGACGTGATCCTAACCATGACTTTGGAACTAACCCATGCAGTGAAATTATCCTTAGATCAAAGCAGTTCTGCAACCTCACCGAAGTCGTGGTTCGACCAGACGATACTCTGGAGACTCTTACAAGCAAGGTCAAGTATGCTACAATCTTGGGGACTCTCCAATCAACCCTCACAGACTTTAAGTACTTGTCAAGAAAGTGGAAAGAGAACACCGAGGAAGAGAGGTTGCTTGGAGTAAGCCTTACTGGTATAATGGATCATCCACGCATGAGTGGTAACAGGCGTAGAGGTAGCTTCGAGAACGGTATGTTCTTGGAAGATGCCTTGAAACATTTGAAGGAGGTAGCAATTGAGACTAACAAAGAGTGGGCTTCCAAGTTGGGAATACCGCGTAGCACCGCAATCACTTGTGTCAAACCTAGTGGCACG